TGATTAAAAGCCACGACCCTAATAGTGAACTTGCTAATGCTTTAATGGAAGAAGCTATGCTTAATATTAATAATATTAATGAGGGTAGGGCAGCTTTAAGTTTTCAAGTTACAAGAGATTCATCACAAGGCGTTATAAGAGATGTAAGTTATACTGATGGCTCAATTAGACCTGTAGACACAAGAGGTGAATGGTCTGGTAGCTATGATTTAATTAAAGTAATTATTACTACAGGTGGGAGAATAGGAACAGCAAAATATAGTGTGTACGTTAAAGATGGAGATAAACTTAAAAGTACACAAGTTGTTACTGATGAAACAATAAATGGTGATTACCAATCTTTAGCAAGTGGTTTACAAATAAGATTTGCTGGTGAAGATATGAATCCTGATTCAGGGTCTACTGCAAATGTTTCTGGAACTGCTGATGAATGGGAAATAGAAGTATTTGGTAAATATGAAGATGTAGACAATTCAAGTGGTAAAACTGTTAAAATGACAAGAATTAGAAAATATGGAAGGCTTTACTAATGCCTGTAACTTTTACTAGCAATTTTACTAATATTCTTAATAAATTAAGAGATAAACTTAGAACAGAATTTAAGGGTTCTTTGCCTGTATATATTGGTCACGAGCAAAAAGAGCAAGGAAATCAATATTTACGGCTAGACCCTATAGGAAGTACATTAACGCAGTATATGGCTCATAGTGAAACTAGAGAATATCAAGTTAATATATTTTATTATTTTGCAGACCCAAATGTAAACAAGACATCTCTTGACCACGTTTTGAGGTATGTATCAAGAATTGAGGCGTTAATACACGATAACACAGCTATGGTATTAACAGATAGTAGTAATTGTTTTAATTGTAGGATTGAATCAACGCAGCTAAATGCCTTAGATGACGAAAACGAATATGTTGTCCAGTTTGAATGGCGAGGACAGCATCTAGGTAACATAGAATAGGAGTTTTTATGAAAATAAAAATAAAAGATAAAAGTACAATATTACCTAATTGTTGGAAGTCCTGTGGTGTAGATAAAGACGCTTGGGATGAATTACAAAAAGGTAAAGAAATAGAAGTTAAACAAATTGCTGAAGGTATTAAAAGTTTAGTAGAAACTGCAATAGTTAAAGCAACAAGCAAAAAGGAGAGTAAATAATGGCTACAGTAGCTCACGCATTTTCACCAAAAGAATTTAAAGTTGCTATTGTTTCTGATGCTACCAATGCAGGTGCAACAGGCATAGGTACTACAATGAATCAATTAGATGTAGATTCTATAAGTTTTCCTACTTTAAATTTAAACCAAGTTTTAGATGTTAGAAGTGGTACAGGAAGAACTTTAAAAGATGAAGATGTATTTCAAGACAATATAATGAGAGTGACTGAATTTTCAATATCAGGCACACTACATAATGATGCAGGACATAAATTGTTATTACAAAATATTTGTAATGATGTATCAGGCGATATTGCTGTTGCTTCAGGTTTTACTGCAGCAAGTCAAAAGTATGGTGCAGCCGTAACAAATGCAGCTTCATCATTAACTGTAGTAATACAACCATCAGACGTTACAAATCAAACAGGATTAGAATTGTTTGGTTGTGTAGTAACAAATATGAGTATTTCTGCTGAATCAGGAACAGAAGGTGGAAGATATAAATTTTCTGCTACATTACAAACAGGGAAAAAACCTGATTTGACATCTACTGCCGAACCAACTATAACTGCATACGCTAATACAACTATGCCTATGTTGTCTAGTGGTTCAGGATTTAAAGTATTTAATACTGATGTAGTAATGAATAATTTTACAACAACAATAGACAGTCCTGCTATATTTACAGGAGTAACATCAACAGGTTATGAAGTTGTTAGTAGAGGTTCAGAAATAGCTGTAACTGTTGATACTCAAGTAAAATATGATGGAAATACTAAAGGGTTTGTGAATAGTTTTGATACACAAACTGCTGCACTTTCAGGTAATATGTTTGTAATTACTAACAATAACGCTTTTGGCGTTGATGTTCAAAATGGTGTTTTAACAAATGTGGCATATTCTGAAGGTGATATTATGATGTTAGATTGCTCTATTAAATCAGTTGATGATGGAACAGACGCTTTAATATCATTTGATGTAAGTTCTTAATAAATAAAAGGAAAATAAATGGAAATCAAACTGAAATCAGGTAAAAAGATAAAGTTAAAAGATGTGTCAATAGACGAGAGAGATGAAATGTTGGATTCGGTACAATACGACTATAAGGAAAATGGTGATGTTCTAGGTGTGAAAATGATGCACTCGACAATGACTAAATGGATTCGTATAGGTGTTGATGGTGATACATCTGATGAGTTCCTGAAAACACTATCCCTAGAAGATAAAACTGCTATTTTTACAGAAATGCAGAATCGTTATCTTGTGGGGGAAGGGAAAGCCTCCAAGTAGAACTGACTTTAATGTCGGATGGCTGTGGAGGCTGTCCATACTGTGAGTTTCCTTACGATGCAAAGTTGCCAATAGCAACTAAAAATGGTTACGAAACTCGTACATTTGAAAATGTATATGATGTGTGGCAAGTAATAGATTTGCTCAAAGAAGAAACAATAAACTTTAATGAGCAACAAGGAAAGAGCTTTGATATTGTAGAAAGTATTATAGCACAAATACCTTTTTTTACTTGCCTAAATCATATTCGTAATGATAAATATTTAAAATTAATTAATAAGTATTTATACTGTACAGAAACAGGTACACCTGCACATAAAGGTGACTATGGTGAACAACCTGCAAGATGGGTTGAATACTTTTTTATAATTAAAAATGCTCTAGCCAAAAAAGAGAAACGAATGAGAGATAAAGCGACGAGAGAGGCGAAAACAAATGGCTGATAATTTTGAAATAAAATTTAAATTAGATGATGGTGGGTTAAATCAAACTATCAAAAATCTTACTAATGCTTTAAAAACATTTGATAAGAATATATTATCAACTCAAAAAAGTACAAAAAAATTATCTGATGCACAAAACCATCTAAATAAATCCAATAAAATGTTAAATGGATTATTAGATGCAGAACTTCCAAAAAGAAAACAAACAAATTCTGCTCTTGAAAAAGATGTAAGAACAAGATATAAACAAAGAAAAGCATTACTTGATTATGCTAAGGAATTAAATAATGTTCATCAAACAGAATTAGATTTAAAAAGATTAGCAGAAAAGGAAGCAGCAGAAAAACAAAGAATTAAAGATATGAAGCAGCGTACTGCTGTAAATGCTGCTCTTAATAAGCAAAGAGAAAAATCTCTTGCACTAGCCAAAAAAGAACAACTTGCTGAAAAACAATTAGCACAATCACAAAAATTAATTAGAATCCAAATACAACAAATGACTGCTGCTGTAAAGCAATCAGGAGTTACATTTAAAAAATTAGGTATTAATTTAAATACTGTAAAACTTGCTTTACAGGGTAATACTAAAGCCTTAGGACAAATGTCAAAAGCTATGAGTTTGGCAGGAGTAAAAGCAAACACTTTAAACAAAGGAATGTTAAATATTACTAATAGTGGTAGACTGTTAGATAATAGTTTTGCTACTATACGTTCTAAGTTATTACTTGTATCATTCGCCTTTGGATTAGTTACTAATGCTATTGTAAGGCAAGTAAGAATGTTTGCTGAACAAGAAGATAGTGTCATTAAGATGGCAAGAGTTTTTGGTGTTGATGCTGCTAATTCATTAGATAAATTTTCTAGTGCTATGCAAGAAGTTAGCATATTCGGTGATGAAGCTATCAATTCAGTAATTGCTACAATGGGTGCTTTTGGAGCTAATGAACAACAAGCAAAAGATTTAACAAAAGCTACATTAGATTTAGCGTCAGGATTAGGTCTTGATTTAAATAGTGCAGGATTATTAATTTCAAAATCATTTGGTTCTTCAACTAACGCTTTGGCAAGATATGGTATTGAAGTAGATTCTAGTCTTAAAGGTCAAGAAAGAATGGCTGCTATAACTGAGGGTGTTAAAGAAAAATTTGGCGAATTAGCAGAAGTTATGGCTATGACAACAAGTGGACAATTAGCACAAGCATCAAATGCTTTTGGCGATTTACAGGAAAGATTAGGACAAGCATTAGCACCAACTGTATTATTAGTTGCTAAAGCACTAAAATTCTTTTCTAATATAATACCATTAGGTTTATTAAAAGCATTTGTATCTGCAACTTTAGGTTTAGCAACAGGATATGGAGCTTATAGATTAGTATTGTCAGCAACTACAAAAGGACAGTTGTTACACAATATTGGTTTAGGTGCTGCAAAAGTTGTTACCTTAGCGTATACAGTAGCAACACAAGGTTTAACTGCTGCAACTTTAAAACTGAACAAAGCTAATAAGAAAAATGTAATTTTACAATTAACAAGTCTATTTATAGGTGCAACTACTGCTATTTTAGGTATGGCAAATGCCACATCAGGTTTAACAACAAAAGAAAAAGAATTACAACAAAGACTAGAATTTCTTGCAAAAGAAAGAGGTCTTGATATAGCACTAGATGGTGATAAACTAAAATCTATTTTAGAAAATACTGATGCAATACAAAAAGAAATAGATATTTTAGAAGCTAAAAGAGATTTAGATGGTTTTATGTTAGACTTAAAATTAATGGAAATTGATTTAGGTAGACAATTAGACCCACTTGAAAAAGAAAGATTACAAACATTATTTAATTTAAGAACAGAAATTGAAACACAACAACAATTAAAAAAAGATGAGCTTGAATTACAAAAACAACAAGCTGCAGCAGAAGAAAAAGCTAAGCAAAGTTTAGAAGATAATATTAAAAATTTAAATCAACAAGTTGAAACATTAAAAGCAAAAATTATGCTTGATGGAACTGCATTACAAATTAGACTTGCTGAAATTCAAGCAGGTAGAAAATTAACAGAACAAGAAGAAACCCTTTTAAAGACTTTAGGAACATTACAAGTTGTTTATGATGCTATGAACGATACAAAAAAAGATAGTACTAAAACAACAGAAAAAGAAAAAACTATTCAAGAAATTCTAGCAGAATCATACGGACAAACAAAAGAAGCACAATTAGCTTTATTAGATGCACAAATAGCACAAGGCGAAGCATTGTTTGAATCAGGTGAACTAACAGATGAACAAATTGCAGGTTTAGATTTACTTATAGGAAGATATAATAAATTAGAAACTTCACAAGAAGATGCTGCTGCTTCTGCTGAAAAAGAAAGAAAAGCAAGATTAAAGCAGGTAGATACTATCGGTATGATTTCAGATAGTTTTGCAGGTCTAGGGAAAGCTATAGGTATGAGTGAAAAAGAAGTAATGTATTTCCAAGCAATAAGTGCTGTTGCTAACGCTTATAGTGCTGCTTCTGATGTTATGGCTGATAAAACAATACAACCAACTGCCCTTAGAGTAGCTGCTGCTGCTTCTATGTATGTTAAAGCATACGCACAAGTAAGAGGTATTCACGAGCAAATACAAAAAGCAGGTGGTTCAGGTTCAGGTTCTAGTGGTGGAGTTTATGGTAGTTTTGAACAAGGTGGTTATGTAGGTGGTAGACGACATTCTCAAGGTGGCACATTAATAGAGGCAGAACGTGGCGAGTTTGTAATGAGTAGAAATGCTGTAGAATCAATCGGCTTAGAAGCTCTTAACCAAATGAATCAAGGTGGTGGTGGTGCTAATATAAACGTAAACGTATCAGGTAATGTTATGACGCAAGATTTTGTAGAAGGCGAACTTGCAGAATCAATTAAAGAAGCTGTCCGTAGGGGTAGTGATTTTGGGATTGGTTAATGCTGACGTTACCTCCAAAGTTTAAACAAGCATTAGGTAATGGTGTAAGAACATCTTTATATCCTTTGGTTAGGATATATAAAGGTGTACAGATAGATGACCCATTAGATTCGGCAACAGAAGTAATTAATTTATCAATTAAGGAAACAAACATAGGTGGTGAGGCGTATAACCCTTTACTACTTAATAGTCCTTCTATCAAGTCGTCTGCCGACATTATAAATTCAAAATACACTATATCAAGTGTATCTTTATCTATATCTAACAATCAATATAACGGCAAGATATTTAGTGATGATGTACAATCTTTATTAAATGCTGTTGTACAGGTATATTATGCTTCTAATGGTATAGATACCTTAGATGATTGTTTACTTGTCTATACTGGCACTATTAGACGTTATTCACAGTCGGCAGAAACTTTAAGCCTTACTTTAGAGGATTTAACACAACAAAAATTAGCAACACAAATACCATCTACTACATTACAAAATGAAGATTTGTATAGTGAAGAACAAATTGGACAACCTTACCCTATGGTATATGGATATGTAGACAAAAGTCCAACAGTTATAAACAAATTAAACGACATAGAATTAGATAAACCTAATGAAGAATTATTTAATGTATGGAACGCTGCAAATAAAATATCATTTAAAAATCCATACATAGACAGCCAACACGTTTTAATAGTTCATAATTGGTTAAATGAAAATGCAAGTCTATCTGTATATAATGATGGTTATATGCCTATTATGGAAGAATTAGCAAAAAAATTTGGTTCAAGAGAGTATCCTAATTTAGAAACAAATATATATACTTTTGAAAATGCTAATGCAAATGGTAGTGCTAAATTTAACCTTAATGAAAATTCATTTTTATATGAATCATATACAGAAGAAGAAGATGTATTAGTAGGAACAGGAGAAATAGGTTTACCTACAAGAATATATAGACCTGTAGAAAAAGTATCTTTTTATGCAAAAAATCACGGAAAATCAACTATTTCAGGTGAAGATGATTATACTTTTGTAAGGTCATCTAATAAGTTTTATGGTTATACAAATGATAGATTAGACAATATTACTAAAGTGGTTAATGTTTTAGGTGATGATAATGATAATTCTGATTTAGATAGTAAATATGATGAAAATTGGGATACAGGCGATAAAACTTGGTGGAAAGCTACAAACATTAATGATAATGTAACACAAGAAGGTGAATTTAGAGAAACTATTGACCAAAATCACGTTAATGCAGGTTATGATGGTAATTTTAATGTAGACTTAATACAAAATAATCGTAATGATACAGGTTTGCATATAAACTCACAAATAAGAACAAGTCACCCTGAAAGTGGTGGAGCTTATGCAAGATTAGAATTAAACAAAGACATAGGCGATTATTCTTGTGTAACTAAAATACTTTATCATATACAATATACAACTCCACAAAATGAACATTATACAATAGATTACCAAGATGATGATATATATTTATCTTCAAGACTAAGGTATCAACCAGTAAGTTTTTGGGTTGAAAAACAATTATTAAATGCAGATAAAGAAAACAACTATGAATTTGATGATATGGATAATGACAATAATAATTGGCACAAATATTACGATACAGAAGATTGGGTTACAGAGTGTCAAGTTCCTAATCAGGAACATTCTTTTCATATAAATGAATCAGAAAGAAGATATGAAACTTCTAATACTAATTTAAATGGTATAGCTGGTACTGATTATGATAATGTTATTATAGGTTTCGGCACAACTAATGCTTATGACAGCATTCAATGGGGTATGCCTTTAATTAAAAGTCAAGGAGGTAGTCAGCAACAAGTTTCTTCAGTTATGGCTAACCTTAATAACTTTTACACATTACAAGATTGTTTAATTACTGATATATATAATCAAGATTATTTTGCAAGTATTGTAGGTAGAATAGATGGTTCAGGCGAACCTATAGCTAAACCACAATTTATATTAGCAGATATACTTAAAAACGAACTTAATTATGAGGGTAATGTAGAATTGCCTGATGTAGACATAGAAGATAATTGGATTCAAAGTTTTACTCTTAATGAACAAAAAGAAGCTAAATCTTTTGTAGAAGGATTGTTTAAATCGTCAGTTTATATACCTTCTTTTAATAGTAAAGGCGAATTTAAATTCTTGTATATGGTTGATAAAGAAACAGACTTTACACAGTATCCTATTATTAATAATGAAGATATAATTAAGTATTCATTTTCTTTAACTAAATTAGATGATGTTAAAAACCAAGTAAATGTAAAGTATAAAAAAGATTATGGGTCAGGAGATTATTTAGAAGAAACAGGATATGGTATTACAGATAATAATGGTACAATTAGACCTACATTAGAAGATGTTACTTCGGCATTTGAAGGTTCTGATAATAATTATGATATTAATTACTACGGCTTAAAATCAGAAGATGCTAAATTAGAATTTGAAAGTGAATATATTAGAGATGAATTAACTGCAAGAAAACTACAAAGAAAACTATTAATGTGGCATTGTAATCAACATCTTATAGCTAAAATAGATTTACCTCCAAGTTATATGAATCTTGAAATAGGAGATACAATAAGGTTTGATGAACTTATAGGTGGTAAACTTGCGTTTGGTCAAGATTATACACAAGAGATTATTAAGAATGGGCAACCAGTATATCCAATATTCTTTGTAAATAAAATAACAAAGTCTTTAGATAAAGTAAGTATAGAAGCAGTACAAATACATAGAGGTGAACTTGGTTTTGATGATGAAATGGCTTCTAATTATATTATACCAAACCCTTATGACCAAGATATATATGAACCTGAAGTTGATACAGAAACTATATTAAATGTTAATTGGGCAACAGGTACTAATTTTGCAACAGAAGCATTAACTGCTATTATAGATACTGACATTCAAGGTGATATTGATGTAAACTATTGGTTGAGGGAAGTTAATGTTCCTGCTGGAACTGTAGATTTAGAACACGGAAATACGAGTTCTACTTATGAAAATGGAACTTGGGAAATAGGTGAAATGCCTCAGATACAAAATTATATATTTAATGAAACTATAATACAAAATGATGATAATTATGGTGGCTCAGTAACATTAACTAATGCAATAGAAAATAGTTTAGAATTAGCAGAACAATATGATGGTTTTACATTTGAAATACACTTTACTATGCAAGTAGATATTTATAACGATTTAGCAGATACAAAGTATTTAGATTTTAGTTTTATACCTTTTTTAGCACAAGGTGACATTACAGGCGACCAAGTAGTTAATGTTTTAGATATAGTTGCTATGGTTCAATTTATATTAGGTTTAACAGATTTATCAGATGCACAATTTTCAGCTGGAGATGTTAATGATGATGGTATAATAAATGTACAAGATGTTGTAGCAACAGTACAGTCAATTTTAGGAAATCAATAATGAAATTATCAGAAATAAACGAAAAAAATAAAGTTAAAATATCAGAAGGTAGTGCTAACATAATATGTAATGATGGTTCTTGCTCTATAGATTCTAATATAGGTATTATGGGTATAGAGATTAATTATACTGGTAAAGCAAAAATAACGCCACAATTACCTGAAGGTTGGTTTTTACAAGGTAGTAATAGTAAAATAATCATATTTACATTACAACAAATACCTATAGAAAAAACAGAATTATTTACTTATGAAGGATTAGTTGAAATTAAAAGTGTTATTGTTGCAGATATAGAAGCTAAAAAAGTTCCAACAAATATTATAAAAGTAAAACCAAAGTGGGAAAATCAAGATTGGTCAATGAATGTAGAAGGTGTTACTTGGGAAAACTTTAAAGATAAATCTAAAAAAGGCATTATCAATAAAACTAAATACAATCTACCTGATTATGGTTTACCTGAAGTAGATAAAACAAAAATTAAAAAAATAAAACGAAAAAAACCAACATCTACAAGTGGTGGTAGTTCAGGAGGATATTAATGGGAAAACAAGTTAAAACGCCAAGATTTTATGTAGATATGCCTACATTTTTACACGCCACAGGACAATTAGGCTGGGATACAACTAAAGGTGGTGCAGAACTTCTGTATATGAACCCATCTAATCCTTTTATAAGAGATAGTATTGATGAAGATTCAATTTTTGTGATTGGTGGTTCAGGTGATGATAATCCAGCGAAAACATCTTTTCCTGTTAATTTTATTGCTTTACTAAATCACAACTTAGCAAGTGATGATTCAACTCCACAAATAGTAGGCTACGATGGAATTAATCTAGATTACACAAATTTTTCACACAACAATCATTTTAAATCACAAATTTTAAATGCCGACAGGTCAGCCAACACACTAAACCCTCTATTTAATGGAACAACTATTTTTGAGGTCGGTTCAAATAATGAATATTGGACTATGTTTAAGGTTGAGTATGCAAGTGATTATACTGACACAATTAATCATCAACTTGGTTCTTTTGTGGTAGGTAAGTATTGGGATGCTCCTAATTCGCCAGACCTTAGTTTAACAATGTCAAGACGATTTGATGGTATTAAGAAACAAAAAACCATAGGTGGCAAAACATTAGCTAACATTTATTATGATGGACCAACAGAGTGGACTATGAACCACCCTAATGATGGAACTTATAAATACCCACCATTTGAACTTGATACTACAGGCGATGACTTTAATCAGAAAGTTAAAAGTGGTTTAGGAAGAAAAGGATTAAGAAGCTGGAATCTTACATTTTCTTATATTTCTGAAAGTGATATGTGGATGGAAAATGAAGTGTCTAATACATTAACTTCAGATAATGTTACCCCAAATAATGAGATACCTAACCCTATGCTTTCAGATGATAGTTTTAATTTTGTATGGAATTGTACATTAGGTGGTACTCTGCCGTTTATATTTCAACCTGATAATACCAATAACAATCCTGACCAATTTTCTATATGCACATTTAGGGAAAATAGTTTTAATGTAAATCAAGTAGCTTTTAATACTTATAGTGTGAGTATGACTATTGATGAGATTGCTTAGCGTTCGGCAGAACAATACCCATTTCTATTACTGCCCATCTTTTTATTTCTTCGATAAGTTCAGTAAACTCTGGAACAGATAATTGTTTAGTGGATTCAATTTCATACTTTTCTTTTATAACATTGTGCATTTCGGCTTCAGTATAACCTAAATCTTTAGCTAACAACCTTATAATAACCCTATAGTATGCGTTTTGTTGTGGAGAACGCACCTTTTCGGCAGGTTTTATTTCTAAGTGAACATCACCCTCAATTAGCCTTAAATAATCCCTAAATCCAAGATTATCATCTAAAGTAAGTTTTCCTTGTTTTATTTTACCAGCGAATTTCATATTGCATATTCTTTCTTTTTTCTATTATTTTACAATAATCTTTGTCTATCTCATACATAATTGATTTGTAACCTAGCTTTTCTGCAACTATACCTGTTGTACCACTACCTGCAAATACATCTATTATTAAATCGTCTTTACTTGCAGTAGTTAATATTATATTTTCTATAACTTTTTCAGGTATCTGACAGGGGTGTTCAGTTTTTTCTTTACTTACATTTTTTACTTGATTTATATTCCACCAATCGTACAATTTAGCACCTGTTTTGCCCTCTGATATTCTTTTTTGTATTCTTTTATCATTAAGGTTTTTATAAGGTTGTGTTACTTTTTTAAAATCAGGTTTACAACCCCACCAAGATATAATTCTACTTTGTTTTCCTGTGTTTGAATTATAAACCCAACATACTACTTGTTCACATTTTTCTTTAATGGCTTTTGGTAATAAATTGATAGTTTCTTCAGGATAATGTATTATAACACAAGGTGCAGGTATTTGTGATAATAATTCTATATAATCTTTCTCAGATAGTCTATCTTTATAATTGTTGTAAGCATATCCTTGATTATATGGAGGATCGGTAATTGTAATACCTTTTGGAATATTACATAATCTAAAATCTTTATTAATTATTTCCATCAAAAAGCTCCTAAGAGTGATTCTAGTTTTTCATATATTTGATTTCTCTTATCGTGCAATATCATTAGGAGCTTAATCATTCTGCGAAATATCCTCTTAATAAATAAAATGCTTCTTTCCATAGGTTAAGATTATACTTTTCTTCAAATCGCCTTAGACCCATATTATGACGTTCAGTATGATGTTTTCTGCAAATAGGAACACAACTAAAGTCTTTTAATCCATTTTTATTAGCACCACCCATCGCTAAATGTTCTAAATGGTCTGGGTCTACTGGCGACACCCCACACACTATACAATGCTTAGACTTAATATATTTAATATAATCTTTCATTAAAATGCTTGTATAAATCGGCTTATAACTGCATACCAAAATGAACAACCAATAAATACGATTATTGAATAAGCTATTAATTTATGCCAATTAATTTTCATCTGATGCTCTCTCTTTCATATCATAATATGTTTCTATTGATTCTATAACTATAGACATTATAACTATAACACCTATAACAGTTAATAAAAATCCAAATATTAGTTCCATTTTATTCTCCTTTTATTCTTTTTAACCATTGATTTGTAACATCTTCTGGTTCAAGTAGTTCATTATGTTTCTCGGCTTCATCTCTATCCAGAAATTTCTTACCGTCTTTAGTAATCCATACAAAGTGTAATTCTTTTTTAATCATATTTTCTCCAATTTAAAGAGATAGTGCGAAGAAAGGTAAACGCTAAAAGCAGGAAGAATGAATAAAAACCCACTACCTATCTCTTTTTTAAATTTTGTTTATTCTTCTTTACTTATTGTTATACCAACAGGTCCATACTTATCAGTTGGAGCATCATAAAAATAAGATAGCTTTATTTTGTCATTAGGTTTCCACCCTAAATTCTTCCAAACATCTTTAGGTAAATTAATTTTGCTACCAGATGTAGTTTTTAAAGTTACCGTTTTATACCACTTCATTTATTCTCCTATCGTATTCTTTTATTAAGTTATAATAAGCTGGTGCTGGTCTGTAATTAGGATTTTGTTCTATTTTATTTTCAACAAACCTTATACAATTTAACAAGTATTTGTCAGACATATATTCAATTCGGTGTTGTACATCTTTACTATCTATCCAAAACAAACTCATCTAATATAAATCCCATTCTTTTAATGCTTTTAGAAATGCTTTTTTAAATTTATATCCATCACCCCATATCTTTTGTTCAATATGTAATACCCAATCAAATTGTTGTTCTTTTGTAAGACAATCTTGTTTTCTAATATGATACCATTCTGTACCATCTATTGTAGCACTTATGTGATTTTTAGTATGCCTCCAAGTTGTGTTTTCTGATGGGTCTTTATAATTACTAAAATCATCTTCTGTAAACACTTCAAATCCTCCTATTCGTTTACTCATTTTTTATCCTTTATGCTTAACAACCAATCATTCAATTCTTGTACTACATACATCTTTCCTCTGTCCTCTTTTATAATTTGAACGTCTACGTGTTCTGATGGTGCTATCCATTTCGGCAAAGCCTTACGAACTTTAGCTTGTACTTTAATCTCATTATCAATAAGAATATCCACTTCTTCGTGGTGTCCAAATGCTTTACCATTACTACCCCAAGCACGAACTGCTTTTATATCGTGTAATTCAATAGCTTCTACAATCTCACGTTCAAATCTATTACCTTTAGCTTTACTTTTGTTCGGCATTATCTATTCTCCTCATAAAATGCTTGTGCAAATCCTTGCGGCGTCATACTTCTTCTTTCTAATCTTGTATATTTACCATAATATTCAGGATGTATATCTTTACTTTTCATTCTATCAAATTTAGGCATATTACAATCTATAGGATTTTTTTTAGGAAAATTAAACCAACCCCATAAACAAGTAGCTTTTTTATAATTATCTCCAAAATCATAAGGGTTAAATTCATAACAAGGTTTTCCTAAAAATCTTTTTAATAAACCTTTTGGATTTTCTAATGCCCAAAATTGTAAAGTTGTTTTTTTTGCATAAGGACTATCTAATTTATATTGACATTTTGCAATTATATTTAAACAAGCAGAAACTATTTTATAAGCAGATTTTAAATCTCTTGGTTTACCAGTTGTTTTTGCGAAACTAAATTGGTCACAAGGTGGCGCAGCAAGAATACCATACACATTTTTAGGTGGCTCATAATATCTTACATCATTATCTGGTAATGTTATAAGTCTTACATCATAACCATTATCTTTATAAGGTTTACTCCAAGAGCCTGTACCCCCACACAAATCAAGTATTATTTTATTATTATTCTGTAATGTCACTTTTTTCTCCATATTGTAAGGTCGGCTAAACAGGCTTGATATACCCACCAACACTTTCCATCATTAGTAGCTTCTAGTATTTTCTGTCTTGTTCTTGCACTTCTGTTGTTGTTGAAAATCCTCTGACAAATCTTGCAGTATGTGTTGTGTAATGCTCCACCTGCATTATAATCACTATTAGGTTTTTCTTCTTTACACATAGGACATTTCTTCATTTTATCTCCAATTTTGAGGGCAAGTATCCTAAGGAGGGATATGACATTGTGCGAATGTATCTACCTGCCCTGCGAGTTATTTATCTAATTCTTCTAAAGTCGTTTCTGCTATTGTTCTTGCAATAGATTGTTCAGCAGATTGTTCTATTATCGCCTTTAATCCTTGAATAGCTATTTCTAACTTATCTTCCATAATTTACCTATATTGTTTTATTTTAACTTTACAACAATCACTATCGTCTTTATGTATAGTGAATTTATTACCAAATACGATTGAATTACATCTGCTACATCTTCCAAGTCTACTGCTACCACTTTTGTCAAATGGATATAATTCATCTAAATCAATTTTTTTCTCTGCTTTTATAATTTCATCTTCAAATACTCTATCTCTCAAATATCTGATTGGGTCTTTACGATATACTTTATCCCTATCTTTAACATACTGCTTAGTATGCTCCATAATTTTAGGTATATCTTCTTTAGTTATATTCTTAAACCAATAATCAATAGCTTGTTTCTTGGTCGTCTTTTTATCGTACAAAGCATACCATTGTCCAAATCCTTTAGTATCTTTAAGAAGTGGTGGAGAGGGGGAATAAGGCTTTCTAGTCCCCGAGACTTTGAAAACCTTTGAAATGTCAATCCATTTCGGCTCCCCACCATTTTCTCTTATTAAAACCTCCACTAAAATCTCAATGCCTTTACTGGAGTTATAGTTTTACAAGTGACTGAACATTTACGTTTAGCAGCTTCAACAACTTGGTTTGCTTTTTTTAAGTCGTTTACTCTACCAGATACTGCATTTATAGCCATACCAGTCTTATTGCATATTTCTTGCAAACTAAGTGCTTTATCGCAACCTTTTAAGACGTTTAATATAATGTCCTTTTGTTTAGGTTGTTTACCACTTGTTTTTAGTTCATTATAAGCCATTAAAGATGTATCTTTCATTCTTTGCTCCTTTTTTAAAATGGTATATCGTCGTTTTGAGTTGATGTATTAGCTTCTTTCTTTTGATCTTCATTTATTTTTAAGCTAATATATTTCTTACCACTTTTAGCAACATTACTCCAAGCCGATATATAATATTTCTCGCCTTTTATAAGCACATTACCAGTAAGGTTAGGGTGTTTATCTGATTTTTTATCTTCTACTGGAAATAATACTCCAGTCATATCCTTATTTTCCATTTATAAGCTCCTTGACTTGTGTTAGTGTTTCTTCTATTTCAGTTATAGTGTAGTATGCTTTGTGAAAATGTATTGTTAAATCATTCTTATCAAAACTTACTGCTTTTTCTTGTCTATGTAAAATTACTTCTTCCATTCTTATTCTCCTTTTTTTGTGTCTTTATAGTGTTCTCTCACATCGAATACATTGTAGTCAATCATAATATTAGGATTTTTCTCTAACATCTTTTGTTTAAATTGCTCAAGTTCAAATCTAATCTGTATCGCTTCCATACTATTCTCCATCTATAAGTTTGTTTACAATATAATCCCACAATGGGTGATCATTCCTTTTATACCCTTTATTAGTGGCTATTTTAGAAAGATTATCGTACTTGGTAGGTGTTACCCTTACTTGGGATATTTTTTCTTTAATAGGCATTGTTATAGGTGTTGTGAAACGCAACATATCTGAAGAACATAAACAATAAGTGCAGTCTGGACAATTATTTTCTGAACAATATTTTAATTGTGCAACAGGGTCTGGTCTACCATTTTGGTCTAAATGTTCTTTAATTACCATTGATTTTCCTTTCTAGCTGTTCATCAATATCTTGATTTATATCTTCAACTTTTTTATAATCATCAATAGTTTTCTTCATTTTATTAAGTACACGTTGATAATTTGTCTTAGATGTAGATTTACGAAGTTCGTCTTTAACTGTATTCTTTTTACCTTTGAAACATTCGTGTTCGATTAATTTAGCGAACTCGGCAGTTTGTTCTTCAGTATAGAACTCCTCTTTTGGTAACCCCTCTCCTAAAAAAATATAATAACCCAATCCATAACCAGTAGCTATACATTTAGTTAAACATCTCATTTTAGTATTAGCAATATCTACGCAGCTTGGATTTTTTATAGGTTTATTATTAAAGTCGGTAACTGCTAACCACATTTTCTTAGTATTATCGCCGATATTAACAACACATTCAACTGAACAAGATCCATCTGGATATACAATATAATCCTTTACCATACCATTACTATCAGTGTAATGTAAGAAGTCGTATGTTACGTCTGGATAATGCTCCATTATAGTAGATATAGCAAAGTTCCAACCTAAATAAGTAAATTGACCCTTTTTTTCTGTGTGTTTATTAACATCTATTGTAGATAGTTTATTCCATATTTCTTGCATTTTCATTCTTTTACTCTCCTATATTATAATTTTATGTAAATTTCTTGGTAAACATTATCAGTTCTATCAATAATATTTTCATTTTTTAATTCTTGTATTATACCTCTAACTAACCACCAATTTTTTATTGTAGCTATTTTTTTTATTTCTTTAACTATAACTTTCCATTCTATACCATCTTCAGTTATAATTTCTAACAATTTATTTTTAATTTTATTATTCATTCTTTTACTCTCCTATATATAATAATAGTTTATTTTTTTACATACTACATTTGGATATAAGGTTTTTATACTTACATTCAAAATTTTAGCTAAGGCACGAAGCCTGTCCTGGCTTGGTTTACGTTTACCATTTATAATAAGAGATAGTACACTCTCATTTATACCAAGTTTCTCACAGATATAAGTCTGTTTTATACCTTTTTCTTTTATTACTTGTTTAATGTTATTCTGCATTTATAATCTCCGTTTCTTTGCATAATTCTTTGCATAAGTTATAATAAATATTTTAATTACGCAACAATTCATTTTATTTTAATTAATTTATAATATAATTTGGTTTATAATTATAATTTTCATATTTTATAATCCTTGTTATTGGTTTGGCTTATTACTTTTGGCGATAACAATTTATAACGAACTACCAAAAGGGATCACAAAGTTCAAGGTTAGGACTAATTATAACAGACCTGTGATGAAAAAAATGTTATAAGCTAAATAATCCCACGATGTGAGGTTTATAATGGTAGTCATTCCTGGATTTATAGTCCAGGAATAAGGACTACTATTCCCAAATATAAGGTTTATAATATTAGTCATTAACATTCTTTTCATCTATTTGTTTAAATAAATCTTCTACTTCATTATAATGTTGTTTACATAAAGTATAGCCATCTCTATTAATTTTATAGCCATAATCTGTACAAATATAACAATCTTTCATTTTTTTTATGAGTTCATCTTTTTTAAATACTCCGTTACCTTTCCAATACCATTTTTCATCACTCATTCTTTTTCTCCTATCCATTTATTATTGATTTTATAATATGTTGTTGTAAGGTTATCGCTTAATGGGTAGCAATAGTGTTCAGGGATATAATCCTCATCAATATCGCCATTATCTTTTATTAGTGCTTCTGTTTCATAATCACACTTTGGACAACTTATTGTATTCATTTTTTGCCGTTCCTCTCTATTAGTTATTAACCTGTTTATTATTAAGTTCTAATTCTTTTATTTTTTTCCGACCCATATTATACATTCTTTCTTGATAATCTTCTATATTATATAGACACCAACCCGTTCTTAAAATTTCATTAGTATAATATTTTATTTCTTCTTCTAATATTAAATGATCTATTAAATAAGATATTTTAACTTTTTCTATTTTCATTTTTTGCCGCCCTTTCTATTAGTTATTAACATTAGTATAATATATATATCCGTTTTTTTTCTTATATAATTTGTATCCAACAAAATCATAATTCCAATCATAACAAGCAACAGATAATATATATGTTTTATTATTACTTTCCTTTACTGGAAATTCTTGATAAGTAAATTTATAACCTTTTAAATATTTTGTTTTTTTCCAAATCATTTTTTAAACACTGGAATTATCGATCTCAAACCAGAAATAAAAAAAGCAAGTTCTTTTATAGTTCCAGTTTGTAATACTTCGTTATCATTAATTATATTATATTTGTTTTTGATTGTAGCCTGTAATTTTAAACTAGAATTACAAATATTATTTATAACTTGTAATTCATCAATTATAATAGATTCATTGTGAACACCTTCAACGATTGAACATTTTTTTATATATTTATTTATCATTTTTATTCCCTTTTTTGTTTGTTTGTTTTAACATATTATAAATTATTACTATCTTTTATTATTAACAATAACAACAACGTTGTAGTTTATAGATCATAAACTTTGTTAATTTTTTGCCGTCCTCCTATGTTTTAATTAGTGTTATTATAATTATAGCCGTTAATATTATATATATAATCATTATTATATATTATATATTTTTTAGTATTTTGTTTATTATGATTTATAAAATATTTCATTTTTTAACTCCATTTTTTATTTGTTAGTGTCTATGATAAGGCACTTTATAAAATGCCTTATTTCGCTTAAATAAAGCTCATCAGATAGACTTTTTAATCTTAACTGGTTTCTTTAATAATTGAGGCGATATTCTTATTTTATTTTTTGTTTTTGTTTTGATATGTAAATATATGATACGTTTCATATTATACCCTTTCTATTACGTTTTTAGCTATTGTTTTAAGTTCGTGATTCATTTGCATAGATTGACCAAAGTCAGTTCTACCCCAAATATAAAATCCTTTAAATTCAGCTACACAACCACCAATTTTAGAAAGCTCTTCATATAACCATTCAGTAATGATAAAATATTGATAAATCTCTACATATTCATCATTTTCTTCATCATATATATTATCAAATTCTAACTGACCACCATCACCATTTTGACCAATATATTCTACTAATTCATTACATAATGTTAATACATCTTTATTAATAATACTTTCAGTAAGTTCTTGTTCTTGATCTGTTAAACCATTCCAGTTTAGTTTTTTAGTTTCTGTTTTCATTTTATTTGATCTCCTGTTTTTATTTATATATTATTTATTTTATTAAGTTCTAATATTTCAAGTGTTATAATACCATCATCACCATAAATTGATATTTCGCTTCTGTTATTATATCCAGCGTTTTTATAAATATTTACACTGAATGCGTTATAAGGGTCTATTTCATCAAGCCCTTCAAACATATCAATTAATTTCATTATATCTTTTTTACCTAAATCTTCAATATATGCTTTAATTTCTTCTATACTTTTTGTAGTTTTAAAAACTATTTCATTATTATGATCTATTATTAATTTCATTTTATTCCTTATTTAGTTAATTATTTAATTGCTTACGCAGTAATTTAAACATTATTTTCATTAATGCAAACAAAAAGATTATATTTATTTAATTTATTAAAGAGAAAAAACTTTTATTTAATGTTTGTAATATCAATTAGTGGTGTGATTTCGTGCCGTTCTAAGTACATTTAATACATAGTAAGATAAAACAATTAATGGTATTGGTTTTGGTTTTGGTTTGGTGTTTGCTGCAAGATTATTTAAAAGAATTTAAGATTATATATTTAGTATAGAATTAAAAACATTAAGAATATCGGTTATTGTATCGCTTATTATCCCCATATTATCTACCAAATTAGCCAAATTAGCCATTAAAATAGTCTAGGCATACCATAACATACCCTAAGACGTATATTTGCCTTAAATGGGGTGTATGGGGGATAGCCGGAAATTTTCTTTTGTCGGAACCCCTTCCACAAAAAAGGTAGATACTAAGTACCATATCTCAAAAATAAAAAAAATAGGAAAAATGTACCAACAAGTACTAAATTATGGAGTATGCAGACGACACCAGCACAAAGAAAACCCCACAAAGTACTAGCGATAGAGCTTTTCGCACTAAATCCTGCTATTACAGTTAAAGAAGTTGCCTCTAAAGTAGGTGTATCTGATATATGTGTAGCTAAATGGCGACAAGATCCTATGTTTATAGATAAGATTTATGAAAGGTATATGACTGAGTTTGGCTCACAGTTACCTGCTGTTATTAATGCTATGGTAAGGGAAGCTAAACACGGTAATGTACAAGCTGCTAGGTTAGTACTAGAGCATAGTGGAAAACTCGTTAAAAACGTAAATATTACCATTGATAGTCCTTTTGAGAAGTTTCTTAAGTCTGATGATATACAAGATGCAGAGATTGTTGAGGTATTTGATGATGTGGCGATACCAGAGGACTTACCTGAAAGAAAGCCTTCTAAGACTGTTAAACAAGAAAAGGTAGCGTTAAAGAGTGAGATAGAAAAGGATAGATACGACAACAAGAAGAAAACTCGTAATGATATGCGTAAGGAATGGTATCGTTGGAAGAAAAGAGCTAAAGCTGTAGGTATTAAACCATTAAGTGCTAAACGCCCTACTAAAGGTCAAAGAAAAGAGTGGGAAGAATCTATTGTTGCTGCTGAGGAATCTACTTAACGTATTTACTTACTAGCTTTTTAAGTATCATTATCGCCAAGACAGAACCAAGAACTGTTATAACATCTACAAAATGACTACCTGAATCACTTTCAAGACTACCCATAGGAGTTACTATTGTTAGTTTTTTTGTTTGTTTAGTCATCTTTCATACCACCTTGTTCCATAATTCTTAAAAATTTGTCTTTTAATCCGTTACCTGATAGTCTTGCGATTATTTCTACTTGAGCTTTAAAGATTCCGTTTAGTTTCTTTTGCTCCATTTGTACTTTCTTCTGTTGGTCGATTAGTTTGATAATAATACCTTCCAACCTCTTGAAGTCTTGATCTAACTCTGTCATTAGAGTTTCCTGTATAAACTTGTTCTGCCTCCATATAAAAAATCCGAACGCTATCGTCATCGTAACTGGTATTCCAAACTGTTCCATAATCGCTAAAATATCCATTTTTCTCCACTAAGCTATTCCCATAAAGGGTATTGTGTTATCTTCCATTAAATCGCACATTTGTTTGTATGTGTCTTTTTCTATTTGCACTAACATATCTTCGTCTTTGTAAAATTCTCTTTCGTATTTATCGTCTTGTTCTATATCTTTAGCTAAGTAATCTATTAGTATGTTTAATTTTTCGTGCATATTGATTACGTTTCTTAGTAGGATTTCTATTGCTTCGGCTTCAGAATTTTTCATTATCGTTTCCTTATACGTTTACTTAGTAAGTTAACGAATTTTTTCTGAAATTCCTTGTAAATTTTGTTATTTGCCGACTTTTCACTTGGATAATCTGCACTTATAAACTTTCTTTGTGGAACTTTTAGATTAAGTGTCTTTTCTTTGCCTCTTAAAAAAACTTTTTTCTTCCAAGTATATCCATCTTTTTGGTAATGTTTTTTACCATAAGTAACACCACTAATACCTTTTGAGCTACCTTTTAAACTTTTTGCAAGTTTACCAGTATCAAATAATGGTGGTGCATCTACACCTCTTGGGTTTTTATCTGATAATTCAGGCTCTACTTTACCTGCTTTTATGAATTTTGTTGAATTTTTAGCAAATTTATCTGCAACGCCTTCATTTAAAGTTTCTGATAGCTTATCTTTTTCTAACTCTTTAAGAGCTTTTTTAAAATCAATATTATACTTGACTTCTATCATCTTCAGGCTCTATTAGTGCTTGGTTTGCAGTTAGTTTAGCATTTGCTTCTTCTATAGTTAAGTCTTTATTGTATTCAACCATTAGTTCGGCTTTACTCATTAATCCTAGTGATAGCCTATGATTGTCTAGTGCTATCTGGTCTTGTACTGTCATTGGGTAATCAGGCTCATTAAAGTCTAATTTTAATGTGTCTGGCATACTAATGTTTAATACACTAGCTATTTTACGTTCAATTTGGTACATTTCGTGCTCATATCGTTTCCAAAGCTCTAAATCATCTTGATAATCTTCAAAACTCTCTAAATCCTTAATTTTTAAGGCTATACCACTAGGAGTTTCGCCACCATCTTGTGCAAACTGTACAGATAAGTGGTTATTTTGTGCTACAAGCTCCATTTGGAACTTAACATTTTCTATAACCTTGTTAATATCACCTGATGGCGATTTTATATCATAATTTGCACCATCTGGCAGTTCTAATATAACATCTGAGCCAAATCTTTGTCTATTTCCTAAATCTGCTCCTGAAACTACAGGTTGTCCAAACATTTGAAATCTTAAACCTAGCTGCATTTCTGTCATTGTGATATTTATGTGTTCGTTAGCGTTCATTATGTCATTTGCACCTTCTACATAAAAAGAATCACATTGATGTTCTCTGTGTGTAAATGCAAATGGTAAAACGCCATATCCGTGTTCTTTTTGTTCTAAAATATTACCTTCTTCATCAAATATAACATATTCTATATCATTCCAATGTATATATTGTAATTTATCTGAATTACTAGAATCATCTACATAATTCATTAAAGGATAAGATATTGCAACAGGTTTAAATGGGTCATCAGCAAAGAAAGGATGAAAATAATATATTGGTTGATAATCAAAGTAAGGCATTTCTCCATCAACATACATAATTCTAGTAGCTATTGTTCCAATTAAACGTGTCATTCTTTCTATATGTTTCATTTTTGAATCTTTTAAAACAGAAAAACTATCATATTTTTCATTAACATTTCTACTAGCACCAATAGTATATACTCTTGACATTTTATTTATAAATTTTTTGGTAATATTTGCTTCATACGGAGGAACTTCTCTAAATGCTTCTAAATCAAACTTGGAAGCTATATAATTTGCAGTATCATTACCATTGTAATAATCTAATAATTTATTAACATAATTTTCTCTTTGTTTGTAATTATAGACTTTTAATTCTTTTAAACTTTCTTGTATTATATCTGTTTCTTCGTATATCATCTGTTCCTTACCTTTATTTGTCTGTTTTTAATTGGAAAATGGTTAATAAAAAAATATCTTAATTGGTCACATCCGTGGTCGTGGTAACCATCTTTTAATGGTTCTTGTTTTAACGGCTTACTATCTTGAGCCTCTGGGTACCTGTAACTTTCTAAATCTTCTGCCATACCTATACAGTTGTTGTTTAGGTGTAGGTATCTTTCGCCATTGGCGTTTTCTACAAAACTTCTAACGTGATTAACACCTGCTGTTATGCTTCTTGATGCTTTATCTGTTATTGTGTTTACTGCTATACCCATTTTTCTAAAAATTTCTATATCTCCTACGCCTGACTGTCCTTGTGCTTGTAACCCTGCTGGGTCACCATAATATCTCATAACATTATATTTTTTACTTCTAATTCTTTGTGCTAATTCGTCTGTCTTAATGTTTGTTTCGTGTATTATCTCGTCTATCATATTTATATGCCATTCACCATTTACTCTGTAGGTTTGATACCATCCCACAGAAGGCATCCTGTACCCAAAATCAATACTACAAAAAGTAGGAAGATGTGGGTTATAAGGATAGTAGCCGACATCAATATTCCTATCAAAAGGATAAACCCTACCTTCAAACGATGTAAATTGTGCTCCATACTCTTGGTCATATAGCTCTTTAGCCATATTACGCTTTCTTTCAATAAGAAACCTGTCGTCTTGACCTTCAGGGAAAGCAAAACCATTATCCCAAGATGGAGCTTGGTGAGATTCCCAAAGTTCATCACTTTTTCCCAATAAGAATAAATCATATAACCAATTAAACCCTTCTGGTGTTGAAATAAATACAGCTTTACCTTTTCTATCAGATAATGTGGGAGATAAATACATATCCCAAATTCTAGGTCTAACTTTAGCTGCTTCATCTATTATCAGTAGATCTAATCCCTCACCTACAAGTGAATCAGGATTATCTGCCGATTTAGCTTCTACAGTAGTACCCCACTTGAACTTGATATATCTTTCTTTTTCGGAAGCCTTAATAATGTCATTCTGATGTCCTTTTACCATCTTATCCCATACTTCTCTGAACATCAAATCGGCTTTATCATACGAAAGACCTACAAGCCATATACGCTGATTAGGCTGAGAAGCATAAAAGGTTGCCTCCATAGCACTCGCAGTCGTCTTTCCAAATCGCCTCCCACAAACCATAACAAAAAACCTTGCAGATTCTTTAGTAGGAAAGTGCAACTTTCTCTGACCCTCGTGAGGTTCGTACCCTAAAAAGTCAAACCATTTCTGTTTGTAATCATTTAAAACTTGCATAAGTCTACCATTCTAATTTAACTTACGAAGTAGGAGAAATGCAAGATATAGTATTTTGCATTAACAAATACACAACATATAGGAGGGCAGTATGTCCGAAGAAAATGTAGTATCAAATGAAACAGTAGTGGATAATGGTACAGAGAATGTTACTCAGGAATCAGCTCAGAATGAGTACATAGCAGAAAGCAAGAAGTATAGAAAAAGAGCACAGGAAGCTGAAAATCAGTTATCAGAAATTAAAAAACAACTTCAAGAACAAGAAAACACTAAACTTAAAGAAAAAGAAGAATTTAAAACATTGGCAGAAAAATTTGAAGCCGAAGTTGAATCTTTATCTCCATACAAAGAAAAGTATGAAAGTATAGTCAATCAAAGAAAAGAAGTGTTATTATCTTCTATACCTGAAGAACAGCGTGAACAATTCAAAAATAAAGATTTAGACGTATTAGAGTTTATGGTGTCACAATTAAAACCTAAAACACCGTCAGAACCTAGTGTTAGGGCAACTGTTAAAGGTAAACCTATGTCTGATGAATGGCATAATATGTCAAAACAAGACAAAGAAAGAAATTGGAAAGACATCGTAAAATCTTTTGCTAAAAAATAGAAAGAGAAGGTTTTATAAATGGCAAACATAAGTGATCCATTAGATATTAATATGCTGCAAGGTGGTGCATCTGCTGCTGCAGCTGACTCAGTAGGACAAGAATTTGTACCTGAAGTATGGGGTCAAGCAATTCTTGATAAATTCAGAACAAACACAGTAATGTTACCTTTAGCTAATGATTTATCATCTGAAGCTGTTGGTGCAGATAAAATACACCTACCACACATTGGTGTTACACCATTAGGTGATGTTGCACAAGGTACACCTATTGCTTCTGACGTAGCTTCAGGTGGTTCAATGGTAGCAACTGAAACTTCATTAAGTATAGACCAACATAAAGTTACATCTTTATGGATTCCTGACGCATTAAAAGCTCAGTCATCATACAATTTATTTAATATGTATTCTGACCAATTAGCTTATGCAATAGGTAGAGGTGTTGATAATTACTTAATGTATAAAATAGTTGATAATCTAACTACAGCTCACGGTGGTACATCAGGTGCTACACAAGATACTGTAGATATGTTAGAAGTAGGCGATGCTCTTGCAGCAGGTAATATTGATGACATATTTAAAGCAGTAATTCTTGAAACAGGAAGTACAGAAGGTTGGACAATGGTTTTAAGTCCTACTTTATATGCTTCTTTAGCAGCTTTAGATTCAGCAGCAGGATTTGTTAGAGGTACAGCAGGACCATTAGGTGCTGATTTCGCTTCTACAGGTGTTGCAGGTAACATTTTAGGAATGAATGTTGTGGTTACACAATCTCCATACTTAGATGTAGGTGCTGTTTCTGCTGATGCAGACAAAGGCGTAACTGCTTGGACTGGTTTTGATACTAATGATTCTACTAATGATGACATTCTTAGAGGATTCTGTATTCATAACTCAGCATTATATTATGCTGCTGCTCAATCACCAAGAGTACAACAATCTTACCAACACACAGAACTTTCTGACTTAATTACTGTAGATGCTATCTATGGTTGTGCAGTTAGAAACTCTGCTACTGCTGGTGACAGAAGAATCATTGGTTTATCTAAAAACGTATAGTATAAACTAAATGCAATATATAAAGGGGGGAGTTTTTACTCCCTCCTTTTATAATAAAATATTTAGAAAGAAAAAATGAGCTTAATAGACAGCATTAAAAAACACGAAGGTTATGTAGGTATAGTTTATAAAGATAGTTTAGGTATAGATACTATAGGCTACGGTTTTGCAATAAAAGATTTAGAATTAGATAGAGATATATGCGACATTATTCTTGAACGTAAATTACACAATTTAGAAGATAGTGTTAATTTTAAGTT